GGATTGTGTGAAAGTTCTTCCATTAACAACGCCATTTGGTCGCGTTGCTCAAAAGACATATCTTCAAGACTCATTTTTATCCCCTAACTACGTTAGATTACTTTTTTACCGTCACCGGGTTTTTGAACACCCATCTTATTTTTGCTACCAATTTTGCCAGCAGCATTAAGACCGCCAAATTCTTCAAAGCGGGGAGGGTTCGTTACAACACCGTTTTGCTGGTTGTTGTCGGTAGGACGGCGAGGGCTGTTAGCACCTCTTGGTTTAAACAGGTCCATGATAATTCCTTACATTGGAGTGGGTTGAGGTGAAGCACCGCCACCACCGGCACCGGGCATACTCATCGGAGAAGGTGCTGCTCCGGGCATTGGCGGGAGGTTCGGGACCATAGGAGCTTGCGACATTGCACGGCCTTCTGGTGTTGCTCCACCGGCTTGCGGCAAGTTCTGTAGCATCTGGATAATCTCAGATTGCTGGAGTTCATTTGTTTTTTGCTTGCGAGGGCCAATCAAGCCAGTTAGCGACCTAATAGCCGCTAATGCTTTTTGACCTTCTGGAGATTCACTACCTAGACTTGGCAAGGCTTGTTCAATCAAATCCATTGCCATTGAGATGTTGACTAGCGCACCCTCACGATTTCCCATCTTTGGTTCTGGCGTAGACATCGGTGCCGACATAGGGGCCGTTGTCGAGTCAGACATTGCTGTCGGGTTTTCAGGAGCAGACTCAGCAGGGTTACCCTGTTGCTTGCCAATCAATTCCATTAACTTATCGGGTGGTACGCTCATAAATAACCTCTATCGTCTAACTAGACGCGATTAGACCAGACTATCAGTAAATGTCAAGTGGGGGAGTACATCCCCTCCCCCTTGGGTTTAATCCACAAGGGGATTAATTACTTGCGACCTTTACGGCCTTTACGTTTCATGCGTGCCATGGTTTATCTCCAATATGCAGCGGCCAACTTAAAAGAGGAAGTCAGCCATACCTCATCCCTTGCGGGGAATTAACGACGGGTCTTGCGACCACGCTTCATTTTTTTGTACATGATGTACTCCTATCGCTCAGTCATACGGCCCGTCTTTCTTGCTTGACGGGGGTTAAAAGACTTAATGCCCGACACCCGATACTGCATGGATGGCGCAGCCTCGGTCCTTTTCAGTTCGCCGGTCGATACTCTCGGCTGGTCGGATTTCGGCGTGTAATCAGGTCTAGTTGCCATTATTCACCTACCGCTTTCAAATCAGGTTTACCTTCAGGCTTGCCTTGAGGCTGTTGCGCTTGTTGCTTTTCGCGCTTTTTCAATTTATCTATTAACAATTGTTTCATTGGCGGTTCTAGCAAGTCAAGCAGAGATTCTTTGTCAATTGCTTGTGCCTTGTACAAGTTGAACGCCAACTGACGCATATCTTCCGTAAATATCGGGCTGTTGGAGTGAGCGTCCACTTTCACCACATAATCTTTGGTGAATTGTTCAGCAATAAACTTGTTGCCTTCTTCGTCTTTGAAGTGTGTGTTGTCGTAGGCTTGCATTAGCTTTAGGTAGAGTGTGGCTACCTTTTCTAAGCTGTCTTCTACGATTAGGGCACGTTTCTTTGCGCGAGAACTTCCAAGACGGGCCAACTGAGAAGCATGACCAGCGGAGCGTACGCCCTGCTCACCACGACCAGACAGAACGCTTGATATTCCAGATGCTTCTGCAAACATTGCATCAATTTCATGGATTACCTCAAAGAGTGACGCTGGCATCTCCGGTGCAATGGAATCTACCTTCGCATTTGGCATATCGCTTGAGACAAACGAACCCGGACGGTCAAACGCAAAGGCTTTCTCATCCGTGATACCCATAAAGCCAGAGAAGACCTTAGGAGGAGAGGCTTGCTTAGACAACAGGTCCAAAATCTCTGTCATACGGTTGTTTCGTATGGCTTGCAGCAAGTTCAGACGAGCAACTTCACTCTGACCCCAATAATAATCAAACTGTGGATTAGGGCAGATTTGAACGAACGGTAATTCACCACGTAGGAAGACAGATGCACCCGGACGGTCATAAATGAAGATGTCAGGGTCAGCCATCGTGACCACTTGGTAATCTTGTGTCTCATCGTTCCACACCCACAACTCATACATCTTCACGGTGTCTTCAGCAACACGGGCTTTGTAGCGGTTGGTGCCAGTCAAGTCTAAGTTGACGTTACCGTAGATGGTTGGGTTGGATTGACTCATGATGATGCGGTCAAGACCTTCCGGCAAATCTTCAGTCTTGGTGTGCATCGCTGTCTGGATGCGCTTTACAATGTCTTCCCGTTTAGGGTGACTATACAATCGATTATACAAATCGGATTTTGTAATGTAATAGGTTTGTACTATTGCCTCTTGCCTGTCGGTGTAGGTGACGTCTTCACGCAAAACACCAACTGAGCTTGGCTCCACCATGTAGGGGTGAATACCGTTGTTGACTACAAGTTTGACAAAGGTCGTGTTAAAGACCAGTGCCCATGTCAGAGCAGACGAAAATACTTGGTCGGCATTGGAGTTTAGCCACTCATCGTTTAGGGCGAGAGTGAGTCTAGGAATCTTGATGTGTTCTTGTTCTGGAACCGCAGCACCCACGTTGATTGAGAAGCGGGTTGTTTCAGCGGAATAGAGGAACGATGTTAGCTGGTCTACGTGAGGGAAAATCTTATTGAACAGGGCAGGATTTTCATTGGTGCCAGCACCGAACAAAAACCAAGAGCGCAGAGAGGCGTAATCCCCTTTGCGCTCTGCCAAAGATACCATGCACTTTTCGATTAAGTCGCGGTAGAAGAACTCCCGTTCTAAGTCTTTGGTTGGTATCCGCATTTAGGGCTTCACTTGAAGGTTTTCATGGTCAGCTATATAACTCGCCGCCTTGGGTCCTGTCAAGTTTCCTGCGTCTCTAGGGTTCATTCCGACCGATTCTCCCATCACGGACCGTACAGCCCCGCCTTTTAATAGATTTCCCATGCTATATCGGGAATCCCCGCCCCAAATGGCTGCATCACCCGGTCTTGGCTCTCTTGGACGCTGTTCTGCCTCTCTAGCTTCCTTTTCAAGCTGCTTTTTGGATGTTTTGTTCTTTCTGGTGAAGTATCCGGCCTGATTTTCGCCTTCACGGGTCGATTTGACGTTTGTCATGTCAAAATCCATCGCTAACTGCTTAATTGTCTTGTCGTTCTTCTTTGTGCCGTCCGATACTAGCCCAACAGGCTGCAAATAGACAATTGCGACCTCATCAACGCAGTCTTTCATTGGACATTGCGCTTTTCTGCTCTCAAAATAGCCGTGTCTTGGGCATTTGTAATCATGTAGAACTGCCATTGTTATCCCCTTCAAATAATGGTGGTTGCGAATAATCGTCTATATTCCTCATACCCAATCTAATCCCTATCTTGCCATTAATCATTTGTAGGCCAGTAGTGGGCATGATTCTCGGTTTAGCTTCCCTGCGGTATTCAATGTATTTGCTACGGTTACGCAATTGCATGATGGCTACCTCGCCGCGCTGCCATGCTTTGTAACCCTTATCGACTCTGCGCTGGATATATTCGGTTAGAGGTTCTGAGCGATACCAAAAGACGTCTAGCAGATGGGCTTTGTTGACCCCACACAAATCAGCAAAGAGTTTCATGGAGATGCCACGTTCCTTATCCCGGATGAACCGACGCATTTGCGTCATTAGTTCTTTCTTGGTTAAGATGTCATTGCCCATACACGCCGATAGCTTTCAAATAATTTGATACGCCTTTGCCTACAGATAGTTGCTCCGGGGTTTTTTGTTCTAGCTCTCTGGATACTTTTCGGCTTAGTTTGCGCTGAATTAACTGGGGTTGAACTTGCTCCGAGTAAGCAGCGCACGCCAAGGCCATTGCCATTACTCTGTCATCCTTGTTGCGACCAGAAGCCTCGATAGATGCGCCATCACGGATGATGGTCTTCATCTCCTCAATCGTATCAACGGAATAGACGTCAAGCATTTGTCGTTCAAACAAGTCTTTGGTGTAACTCATCATTCGCTCTTTAGTTGCTGCCGTTGTTAGCCAGCCTAATGAGTTAGAAATGCCGCCCATCGTGTCATTACGCCGCCAGATGTAGTTCGACATGGACCCAAAAACGTCCATTAGGCTTTTGCCCATTGCGTTGCCCATGCTGGCAGCTTGACGGCGCAAGTTCTTAATCTCATTTAGCACAGCCTGTCCCGGCCCGTTAACTTCCAGATTAAGCGTCGAGTTCTTGTAGGCTCCTGCCAAGTGAGAAATAACCCATGCAAACTGGTACGTATTAAGTTCTGAAGTGGCAAACTCAGCGACCTGCTCCATTCCGTCCGAATAGCAGCGGAAGACTTGAACGCAAAACCTATCAGCCCAATCAGAAGAACCATAAGCAGGGTCTGCACCGATAACGTAGTAAGCGGTATCAATTGGCTCCTCCCACACCTTTAACGTAGACAGGCGTTCAGTAGACTTTAAGACTTCGGTGTCTTGAAAGTTCACGCCCATCGCATAGCGGTAATGGTCGCACAGAATCTTCTTCGCAATCTTCATGGCGTCAGTACACCGTGAGTTAGAGAAGAAGCTGGTACCCGTCATGACGAACGCATAGTCTTCGGTCGGCGGGAACTCTTGATACATCAAGGAATCGTCTTTAATGCCTTCTAGCATCTTCCAACGCCACCACGCCATCTGGCGAGAGTTAATCTCAAAGTTGTAGAGCTTCTTAATATCTCGCGTCCACTCTTTTTCTTCAGGCGTTAATTTGCCGTCCCAATAGACTTTGTAGACGTCCGTGTCAGGCGCAGCAGAATAAAACTCATTGCGCCACCAGCCGCAGAAGATTGCCTTCTGAGTTCGTGCGCGTTTAGCGGTGACATACATATCGTGAAACATATTGAACCCGCGAGCAGTGGAC